ATTAAGGATAGCGTTTTCACTAATTTACTTGCGCCTGAACCTGGATCCCCTATGTAAAACTTGTAGTTCCCAATACCACGCCACTGATACTGAATATCATAGATATTACCTTTTTCTACGTCAAATCCGCTTAAATCAGAGGTATCGATTACTTCTTCTTGAACTTCCACCCCTCCTGAAAGCCTAACGGCATACAGGAGCCCATCTGCCTTTAGCCGAAAGAAAACTCCATTCTCGGCAGTGCATAGTCCAAAGTTTCTTTCTCCGGAGTTTACTTTGTTTGGTAATATACACGATGTGGAAAACAAATGCCCTCGGTTTGGTTGGTACCTCGGGCATTCTCTGCTTTCTAAGGTTAACACGGTGTTAGTGGCGGTCGTTAAGAGTCTTGCCGCACCGTTGGTGGATACAATATCGGTAGAAGTGTTCACCTCCGTTCCGTTCTCGTACATGATCCACACGGAGGAGGGTATATCGAACGTCCACATACCATGAAATAGGGATATGGCGTGTGATACTTTTTGGATTCCCCAGGCGTCAGTAGTCAGGTCTCCACGTCCTAGTGACTGGTCGGATAAAGCAACCCTGTTGCCGACAGGGTTAAACCCCCCACTACCATCATCATCGGCGAAGGTCTGATAATTAACAGCTCCAAGATTGGCCCCTGCCCCAGCCTTCAAACTCATCCGGGCACAGCCCCTTTAGTGTTAGGTTTAAACTTAGTTACTGGCGGCTTATAAAGCTTAGCCCCTGGAGGTACTTTATCCTCATCTTGGATATAAAACCCACCGGGAGCTTCTGAACAGGCCACTCTTACGGTTTTCGGCATAGTAATATTAGGATGGGCAAACACCTATCCTACCTCTAGTTCACGTATTTTAGATTAACCCAGGAGTTTGATGAAATACTCAGGATTCGCGACACCAAAGCCCCACGCCATGGCAACCTCAACACTCACCTGACGATACTGGGCGTACATACTAACCTCGAAAGCCAACCCAGTAACCGGATCTTGAATCATGGTACGATCCACGGCTGCATCGCCGCCGGATGGGAGTGCCGGCGCGCGCGTACCCAATATAATCGCCGAGCGATTAAACACGAGGTTAGGAACATGATCTGCACCGATGGTCATCGCCACTGCGGATGTGGGAAGGGCTTTTTGTAGTCCTGGTTCCTGTAAAACAATATCACCTGGTGCAGTATTGCCGGTTTTGATTACATATTTAGTGATATCGCCAGCGAAGGTGGCAATATCACCAGCCAAGATTGTACCGGAACCCGTGATTAAGGGAATAGTAGTAGTACCTACAGCGAAGCCGGCGGCAGTTGAAGTATAAGAGGTGCCGGTACCCTTGGTAACAGTACCGAGACGTTTTGTTTTGTGAATACCAAAACCCTCGACCTCACCAATAATACCACGGCGAAGCAAATCATCGGTACCTGCCTCATTCATGCGAAAGAGGGTAGCCTGAATACCAGTCAAATTACCTACCGCAGTAGAGCCGAGCACCATTTGACGATCGATATCGGGGGCGCCAAGGTCATCCAGGGCAGCGTTTGAATTGGAGAAATCAGTAAGTACGTTCAAAGTACCGAACGGGGTAGTGCCCGCAACTCCGACAGCCCGAGAGGCTTGGGTATGAAGACTCAGCAGGTCAGTTTCGATCTCATTGGTGAGGGCGCGAATACACTCGGCGAAGTTCTGTTGTGTAACATTCTCGAACATACCAGAGTTACGAACACCCAACTCTTCTTCACCACTGAAGACGAAGCTGGACTTTTTAGCTTTAGAGATGGTGACCACCCGATTAGAGACATCGGTGTCGGCGCCTGCCGGGGGAGTAGCCGCAGCCGTAATGTCCGCCGTAGCTTTTGGGGCGACTACAGGGATATTGATGGTTTCACCAACCGCTCCCTGCTCTATATTGGAGTCCCGATCAACCGCGCTGATCATACCCACACGTTCACGTTGGGTGACTTTCAGGGCCTTATAGAGGTCGGGAATTACAGCGCTGAGGGAATTTGCCATTTGTTTAAATTACCTTTTAATTGAGGGTGCCGCCAGAGTCAATAAACTTGCTCCGTTCTCCTTGAGACATGTTATCAAAACGGTCACGGCTAAGAGTTATATTATTTTCTGAGCTGCCGGCCCCGCCGGTCGCTCCAGCCCCGTTGGATTGTGCCCACCAATGGGGTTTTGTTTCCTTCAAACTTTGTAACCACTCGCTCGGTTGAAGAGGGGTTTTACCGTCCGGTCCTGGAAGAGTAAAACCGTTCTTATCAATGATGGCCAAAGAACCATCCTCTTGCATGCTGAACAAGGAACTCCCTTGAAGTAAGGCATCGTCAACGGCTGTCGGAAGAAGCTTCTGCTTCGTCGCAACGTCCCGAAGAACTGTACTGATACTGAGATCTGCTAAACGAGTTTTAAGAGTTCCCTCATTCGCAGTCAGAGCGGTAATTCTCATATCCCGAGTTGCCAACTCAGTGTCAAAATGCTCCTGTATGGCCGTACTGCGAAGAGCCCAAGCTTCCTCAAGTTTACCATCAGCGATCAGTTTGGTTTCCTCACTCTTATTAATATTGGCCATCATCGAGCGCACCTTGGCGGCATCGAGACCATCAAACTTTTTCAGGGCAATAACCAACGCCTTCTTCTCTTCGAGAACCGTATCCCGGTGGGCCTTCAAACCGGCAACAGCCTCTTCAATAGCTGCCGCAATAGCCGCCTTAGCTTCTGTTGAAGAGGCGTCGAATTTTGGTGTTTTATCTACGTTCTGCTCAGCACTCATTGTTTTATCTCCTGATAAAGCAAGTTAACTGTTCCTACAGTTATTTATACCATAGTTAATTTATAGTGGAAAAGATCTTGTGGGGCAAGAAGAAATAAAGGTGAGTTACGGAAAAGAAGATCCTTTGTAAGTAAGAGGCTATTATCAGATAAGGATGAGCGGCTCAAATACCCCGAAGGTCTCTTCGTATAGGGTAGGTATCTCTTCCGGCATGGTGTTTAAATTTTCTTCCGGCGAAGCTCGCTAATAGTTAATTCACGCCCCCGTCCATCTGTCAAATCGGAGAGGGAGATCTTACCTTCCCGCCAAAGCTGTGCCCTACCGGGGCCAAGGGTATCATTTTGAAATTCTTTAGATTGACGATCAAGGAATGAACGAAAAGTAGTTGTCCCCGGCTGTTGAACAGCTTTTCCCCCTACAATCGAGGGTCGCGTCCCAGCTCGCGGTTCCGGAAGATCAATACCCAGTTCTTTGAAAGTTTTAGCCAAGGGTATGATTATACACCGATCGTTAAAATGAATTGGAGGTCTACGGAACGGAATACTGTGGCCAATGGGGGTGTGCTCGGGGTTATTCTTCCAACGTTTGTCGGCTCTCGGAATACAGAGGTTACATACCCGGTTATCCAATACAGTTAGCCATTTTAGTTCTTTGATCACATCATCATTACGTTCAAATACTTCAACACGTACACTATTACTCACAGCCGATACGGAGGTCTGCACGAGAGATTGAACATTCGCTTTACTTACCTCGAGAGTATCCCGAAGACTGCGCGCCATTCGGGTGGGGGTATCACCAAGGGCTAGTCCTTCTCGAACAACTTGTTGAAACCGTTTTTGTACATCAGTCTCCTGCTTCTGCCACCAATCAGATGAAGGTAATCCTTCGACCAAGGTATCAGTTGCCACCAAGCGTAAGAAATTGGCGGTCGGAGCTGCTACGGCTATGTCGATTGGAATAGTTTTCTGAATAGCCTTTTGGGTGAATTCGGATTCCATCTCAACCAACTCATCAAGTACTCCATCCGAAGTAGCTCTTACTTCCCCATAAGTATTTTTAATTATTTCATCAGTCTCTTTAAACAGGCGGCCTAGTCGCTGCTTCTTGAACTCGGTAATATCATCAACCTTGAGCTCCGTAACCAGACGCTTACGCATTGCCTCAAGGAGTTTTACGATATCTCGCTTAGTCCCTGCTTCTACGCGTTGAAGCTGTAGAATGTGGGCTATTACATTATCGGAAAGTTTTACGTTCTCGGCCATATCAGGTCACGAAAGTCGGGGCCTGCTCAGCGATATCGGCTTGCTCATCCTCAAAAGATTTGCCCGCTCTAATGATCTCGCCTTTCTCCAGGTTATAATGATATGTTTGTTTCGAAATATCTCCAGACTGGCGAGCTTTACCAAGGGCGGAAAGCATTTGCGGGGCCATAACCTCAGGCGCGAAATCTTTATTCAAATGAACTTTGATATCACTGCCATCGACCTCTTCCCAAGCAGCCACCCATTGAAGGAGCTGCTCAAACCCAAGAGTCGCAGTACCGACGATATCCATTAAAACCGCCAAGTCGGAATTTTGTTGGAGGCGTACTGTTTCGGCGGCGATGTTGTTTCGTTTGCGCCCCTCAAGAAAACGTGCTCCCATAGCGGCGATAGCCTCAGTCTTATCTTGCATGGCCTCCCGCTGGGCTCCCATACCAGCTCCAGATATCTCAAGCATTGAAGCGGTTGCACCGTGGGGTAAGAGCCAGGCTACCGCAGACCCGATCATAAGATCTTGTTGTTCCTCTAATCCGGTGACAACAGGGGTTGGTTGCCCTACCAAGAAAAGAGCTTGCTCCCGATCAGCGCTGTTCCGGTAAAGGGCAAGAGACATATTAGCCATCCCAAGAAGAGGTGGTTTATCGACTGCTGGGTTTAGATGGCTGGCCCCGAAGAAGACGAACGGGATATATGGAATTGGTTCTCCGGAGATAGTTGGGCGAGGTAGTACTTCCTCAATAAAGGTGGGTTCGGTTCCTTTAACATTTTTGGCTTTCGCATCTTCTCGCCATTTCGATACCGTATAAAAACCATCAGGATCTAAACTAAGTACAATAAACACTGGTTCGAGTTCCAAGGTAAATGGATCAGTTGAGACGTTCTCGGTTTCAGCGAGTACCACCAAAGATAATACCAGCTGATCATTTTGTACTCGTTCTTGCCAGTTAATGATTTGCTCTGCCTTATAGCTAACCGCCCTGGTTTGCCCACCGATACCGGGGCGATCAACCAATATTCCATAACGGGCCAAGGTTACCTGTTCTGTTATGGTCTGTTTGATAAGTAGACCTAATGGCTGCCCACTTGGGGTAGCTGATTTTTCCAGGTACTTGAGCTGTTCTGGCAGGTCGAATAGCGTATCCTTACGCATAACTACACCGACTGAATTACTAACGGTACGTCCGAGGACATCGGTGTATACTGCCCGGGCCAAGTAAGCTGCGTACGCTTCTGGTCTATCTTTCTGTCCGGAGGGCTTCGGAAGATAGCGACTACCTTTAGCTTTGATGGCCGCTTCATCCTCTTTACAATCACGAAGAGTCTGCCAGCGTTCTCGCCAATTGAGATACTGTGGGTGCTTAGAAGTTACCGGCATAAGAAAGGCCCCTATTGTAAACCATGGATATTCTTTTATAACCTAAGATAGCTGTTTTCGCAAGGGTATTTACCGAATACAAGATCCACCGCACCCTGAGGCTCAATACATACCCCCAACGGATATACTAGTAACTCCGCTAGTGATTGGGAAGACCTGATTAATATAATAACCTATTCCGTCAGATAAGTGCGAAAGCTTTGGGTCAGCCCTCTTATCAATGGCCCCCGCCCCGCCAGACAACACCCTGACCCCTTCAAAATCTTTTACGGTATATCGGGCCTTCGGGTCCACCATGAGCCGGATATCGCCGTTTACGGCCATTAACCGAGAATTTACAGCATTAACCCGGGTTCTTTCGCGGGGGTTGGATCTCAACACCTTCATCTCCAACCGATTCCTAAAGATCGGGCGTAGAGCGTTCTTAATCAGATCCCAGTCGCTGCCCATGACCTTCGCTGTTCCGCCACTTCCACCGGTCGCATCCCCGTAACAACGCACAACCCCCCTGTGGTCACCCCAATCCCGGATAAGTTTATCACACACCGCAGGAGTTGTTGAATTTACCGGAATATGCACTTCTCCAATTATACCAGTACCCCGAGAACCACAAGGAAGTGTCTGCTCCTGCAAGACTGCTGCGGTACCGGGAGCGATATTAAAATCAAAGGTGAAGATCAATGGATGGCTAGGTTCATACTTTAACTTAGTCACATGGATGGCCGAATCGAATTTGTAATAAGCACGTCCGGCAAAAGTTACAAACGAAGCCTCAAATTCCTGCGCGAAAGTTAGCTCATCAAGGTCTCGTCTAGCTGAAGCGATTTCCGACACTGAAAGGATATCTGCGGATTTCCAGGAGAATACCTCCCATTCCCCAGTAGTGTCCACAAGGGCTTTCTGAACAAGGTCGTAATAGTGGTTGCGCCCTTCCGGGACTCCGATAAGCCAAGCCCAGCCCCCACGGTCCGCCAAGGCGGGGCGTACGTTCTCAGCCCATACTCCAGGTTTCATATTAGCAAACTCATCGAGAATCCCACCATCCCACGGACGCCCTTCGATACGTTCGGGCTTATCCATACCGATGACTTGGAACTCGGTACCATTCATCAACCGAAGTTTAAGGGTAGTTTCACTTACCCGGCCGGCTATATCTTCTAGTGGAATTAAAGCCTTAAGGTCGTCCCAATAGATCGCTTTAGCTTGATCACGAGTAGGAGCTGCAAAAAAATAACGCGGGTTGGGCCACTGGCAGAATTGATGAGCTCTGTAACCTGTTTTGATCGTATACCTTTTGGCTCTTTCAGTCTTTCCAGAACGGCGACCAGCCGGTACTAGTTTAAATCGAGCTGGGCTATTGATTAAACGGAGTTGTTCCGCGTGGGGTTTGAGAGGCGTCCAACGTGGGGGAAGATTATCCACTGGCAGCTACTTTCTTAATCGTAGCAGTAATTTGGGCGTTTCCAACCAGTTCTTTACCCAAGGATTTTTTTAACATAGGTATCTCCAATTGATTAAAAAAACGCTAAGTGGATTGGGGGTTAACCCAATCATATCCAGCATTGCCCCTCAGCGCTTGTCAACCCAACGGACTCGAACCGCCTCCCCGGCCTTAACGCTAGGGACTTCCCGGTGATTGGCATTGACGTGGCTAGAGCTACCCCAACTCGGGTAGTTTTTGTTCACCTATAAGGATACTCCTTATTCCGATGAAGGTTTAGTAAAACAGGGTGGTGGTGTCTCGTCGAAGCGTACAAACTTTATTGACTTTAAACCTAGTACTAGAGTTTTGACTACCCGGTGTCGCCCGTCCATAATGTAGCCTTCACGGTCTAGTATTATCGGATAAGTTAAATCGGCCTGCTCCACCATCTTAAAATGGCGGGCGGTGTCTATTAAATCATCCCCAGCTATGCTGTAATTACACGTATTCAAAGCAGACATAGACATCTTCTGTACCGGTAAATTCCGGCTTAGTTCAATCAGTCTTGGAATACGCCAAACATCCTTTGCATACGATATAGTTTGTTCGGCCAAAGGGTTACCTTTACCAAGCTTAACGGCTTTGTACTTACTCATCGGTAGTCCTTTTATGGTCACCAATCGGAATAAAATTATCCCCCGGATCGGTTGACTCAGTTAAGCGGGCATTAACCTGCACTGTAAAATTTACTTTGGGGAAAGGCCGTTAATTAGTTTCTCCAATTGGGTATCTGCGGCCAATTCAGCCAGGTTCTTCAGGGCATCATCTGATGTACGCCAATCGAAAGGCGCTTTAGGTAGTGTCCTTATATCCCCGTGGTCCAAACGACTCCACAGGCGTAGGGGAAGGTGTTGTACTACCGGTCCATACTTGGTTTCAATTCCGGCAATAAACAAACCTTTAAAAATGGTGCCATCGTGATGAACCCTGGACCTGAACGTTTTCTGAGGCATTATCCGTATTAGTAGAATGAATAGTATGTGGATATGTTCATACAGCTCGTTAAAGGTGTGATAACCATCAGATACTTTTCCCGCATCCTCAACGGGTAATATAATTCTGTCCATTCTCTTTTGCTTACCCGTAATTTCTAATATTTAGAATCTAGTATTTAAGGTTGTTCGGTAGGGCTCCGGCGCAACTAGTATATTCCCCACCGTGTATAAAAACCCCTGCTGACGCTAATATAATTTAAATAAGCTTGGTGCTCATAACCGGCACTTTCCATGAGATGCCCCTTATTGTTAAAAATTAGAAAGATTCGAACTTCCTGAAAGCTTAATGGTGAGGGTTTTACCCAAGTCCGCCACCGATGACCACACTCTTCAAAGTAGTTAAAGAGTGTGGTCATCGGTTGAGCCCTGGATTGTCCTCAACATCGCCGTTACTATATTTATAATTATAGTTAGAATTAACTTGCTTTTCAACTTTCTTTTAGATCAGGTTTTAAAAGGCAATAACATCCATTAACGGAACCCAAGAGCACATTAAAAAAAAAAATAATAGCGTTAATCGAAATAAGAATGCACTTAACGGAACTTAGAAGCACATTAAAAAAAATAATCGCATTAATCAAAATTAGAATTTGCTTTTTTCGATAAAATCCAGTATAATAAAAACAATTAAATAAAGCCCCAAGATTTAAAACAGAGATAACCATTAACGGAACTTAGAAAAAATCGAATTAATTAAAACTTGATTAATTCGGTGGGATCCATTATAATAAACTTAATTAAACAAATTCAATTAAAAAGGATAAAAAATGCCAAAAATGCTAATCATTAACGCCCCCGAGGCGCCCCCCCCTTGGTACCCTTACCGAGAAACGGGCATTAAAGGCCCGTATGTTTCTTTCAAGGGCATATGCCTCGCTGTTCAGGGCGCATAACTATATGAAGAAACTCAAAATCGCTGTCAAACAGGCCCAGCATTTTACTGACCCCTACCGCCGTAAGGGCCATAACACCCAGGACTTATTCTATTCCGAGGCAGAATTTGATGATTTTGTTGCAGCAGCGAAATTCAGATCCAAGGAGGAAGTAGTTGAGGTTTTGAAAAATGCCAAAACTTTATTGAATAGCGCAAACCGGGCCGTAAGAATGGCGGAAAAGAATTGCAAAGAAATTCAGAACGCATTTTTCGCCTACAGTAATGCGGAATTCGATAAGCTCGAATCATTAAGCCGCACCGATATTTTCGAATAAGCAAATTAAAAATAATAATCGCGTTAATCAAAATATGAATTTGATTAACGCGATTTTCTGCTGTATAATTATTCTGGCCCCAAGAATTAATTAACGGAAGCCAGAATAATCTTTAAAATAATCTGAAAAAGCACATTAAAAATATGAATAGCGCTAATCAAAAAATGAATGCAATTAACGGAACTTAGAATTATTTTTCAATTTTTTTTGAAAAAGCAAATAAAAAATATGAATCGCATTAATCAAAATAAGAATTTGCTTAATTCGCGGGGTTGTGGTATAATAAACTTAATTAAACAAACAAAGTTCCACTACTAAAACAGAGGTAACAAAATGCCAAACTCCGAAATACCAATCCGGCCTAGACCCTTCAAGGCATGCGTTGATGCCATGGCCGAGAAACAGGTGGTAGAGGATACCCTCTACCGATTGTGGACAGTGCATTACAGCGCCGTAAAACTTGTACACAAAATCCTAGTCGCTGCCAGACAGGCCCAGCATTTTACTGACCCCTACCGCAGTAAGGGCCATAACACCCAGGACTTATTCTATTCCGAGGCAGAATTTAATGATTTTGTTGCCTTAGCCAAAATCAGATCCAAGGAAGAGGAGGCAGAGACTTTGAAAAATGCCAAAACTTTATTGGATTACATAAGCCAGGCCATAAGCGCTGCAGAAAAGAATGGCGAAGAAATTCAGAACGAAATATCCTTGCGATAAGGCGCCTATAATCTAAAAAGCAAATTAAAAATAATAATCGCATTAATCAAAATATGAATTTGATTAATGCGATTTTCTGCTGTATAATAAACACATCCCCATCGGCGTTAATCAAAATGCCGCCCATTAACAGAAGCACATAAAAATAATAGCGTTAATCAAAAAATGAATGCCCTTAACGGAACTTAGAATCCTTTTCAATTTTTTCAAATAAGCAAATTAAAAATATGAATAGCGCTAATCAAAATATGAATATGCCATTTTTCAAATAATCTGAAAAAGCAAATTAAAAATATGAATAGCGCTATTCATATTTTTAAT